GTGGATACCAACCCAGTAGTATTCTCCCTGACGTGGGACAGCCTTGTTAGCACGGAGCTTAGCGACAGCCAAACGGATGTCACGAGACTTGATTACGTCTGTTGAGAGGATTGACTTGTTAGTAGTACCGTTGGTGTATGTACCAGCGAAGGTAGATACTGCGTTACCGTTAACTTCAGCAATTGCGTTTGTTCCACCGATAAGGGTAGAGAGTGCAACTGTGTCAAGTGAGTCAGCCATGTTGAACGCGATGATGTCAGCAATAGCTGGGTCTACATCTGAGAGTGAGAACAACTCAAGCTTACGGGTTGCGAGTGACGCATTTCCGTATTCCTGAAGTGTTACTGAAGCAGTTGTTGTGTTACCAAGTGCAACTGCGTCTGGATCAACTGACTCAGATAGTGGTGTTGTAGCAGCTGACAGATCTGTGTAGAACTGGAAGACTACTGATGAACCAGGCATAGCCTGCTGTACTGGCTTCTTGTCCGCTACGTCGCGAACCATTGGCACAGCACGAAGAGCGAACTCAACATAACGATCATAGGCGGTCTGTACGAGTGAGGTACCGAGCGAGCCAGAGGTCGTATCTGTATATGCGTTAGCCATTGTGTGTCACCTTCTTTCTGTAAAGGTTTGTGCTTGGATGGGTTTTGTTATCGTCGGAAACGTTGGCTTGGTGAGCCTGTTAACGCGTTAAGTTCTTCAACTGTCTTTGCCCCAGCAATCTTTGCGGCCAGATCCTGGTCACGAGATGGGGTATTCGCGTTTTGTGTTGCAGCGTCAATGCGCTGATATGCTGCCACGTTTGCTTTGGTTTCTTCTGATGTTGGAGCAGGTTCTTGTCCAGCGATCTGGAATCCGAATACATCGGCGTTCTCTGATAGCCAGGCATCAACTGCTTCAGGCGTTGAAATATCGCCAGGAATAAACTTGGCGACCTTTTCTGGTACGCCTTTATTAGCCAATACTTCTCTGACTGAACGACTACGAAGATCTGACTGGATTTGCGCTAGCTGATCCGCCAGTTCTTTCTTTTCTTTCTCTGCACGCTTTAGAGCCTTGCGGAGATTTGCTGGTCCATTATCTGACTCAGCTGTTTCATTAACGAAGTCATCTTCGTCATCTTCATATTGGTTTGCCATGCGGCACTCCCTTTCGTTGATTGAGACGCAGGCCACAAATTCTCACAGGGGAATGAGGTTTGGCTCCCGCTACCAGTCTTAATACACGTCATCGGCGCTGGTGGACCGTGACGGATTCTATTTACTGTAGGCCGCTTGTATCGCTAATGCCTAGGCTGCCTTTACCTGCTCCTGATGAGCCTGAGAAGGCGCTGACTTCTTGAGTCTGCAAACGCTTAAGTTCTGCCTCTGCCTGAGCCTGAGTCTGTGTTCCAGGTGCGCCAAATGTTGCTGTTTGCAATGCTGCACCTACGTTACCTGCTGGTGTATAACCTGCGTAACGCTCAGCAAGGGATTGGGTTCCAGGTAGTTGTTGAGCAATAGAGCCAAAACCTTGCTGTGCTTGTGCCTGAGTTACGCCTTGTACCGCAAGAGCATAAGCATTAGCAGCGTTAACATCTACACCCGCACGTGATGCTTCAGCACCAACCTGTGCCGCTGTTACCTTATTCTGAATAACGCTTGCTTGCGTTTGTGGGTCAAGAAGATGACCAATAAGATCGCCAGTTGTAAGGTTAAATTGTTGTTGCAACTGTTGCTTAACAAATGGATCTTCTGCTGTAACTGCGGTCATTGCAGCATTGATACGCTGATTAACTTCCGCTGGGGATACATCTGTTCCAATAAGGGCAGCAAGTTTTGTTGGATCCATATGCGCTGCATCAAGGCCTGCGCGAGCCATAACCGCTTTGTAGGAATTTTCCGTGCTGATGTAATCAGCTGGGCTAAGCGGGGTAAGACCTGCTTTTTCACGGGCTACGTTACCCGCAAAGCGAGTATTCCAAGCAGCGGCTAATGCCTTAACATTTGGATCGGATGATGATGATGCTGTTGGACTTTCAATAAGTGCTTGGATAGTTGGCGCATCGTAATTACTCTGAAGCAAGCCAAGAATGGCATTACTGATTGAACCGTTGGTATCAACACCATATCCAGCAAGAAGTCCTTGCATTAAAGCTAATGCGTTTTGAGTTCCCGCCGCTGCTATGGGTGAAGTAGTTGTAGCAGTTGTTGCAGCAGTTGCAGGCGCTGTTTGCGCAGCAGGGGTCGGAGCATTGTATTGGTTTCCTGCAATAGCTCCAAGGTTGCTTAATGCAGCACTTATGTTAGTATAAAGAATTGGCTTGCCAGAAGAATCAAGTGTTTTGCCGTAGTGCGTTCCTGCTGGTGCGGGATTTGCAGCAGCATAAGCAGCTACTGTATCTGCTATTTTTTGGTTTGTTGATACTGCTTTGACAGGGGCCGCTGGTGTAACGGTTTGCCCACGATTGCCATAATCTGTCTCAAGTGTAGGTGCGGGTGTTGCAACTTGGCCACCATCTAAAAGATCTGCGCTTACTCTTGCCATTATCCGCCAACCACCATTCCAAAGTTACGAAGAAGCTGTGTCGCAGTATCCATGAGGCTATTGCGGGCATTGCTTGTCTGTAGCCATTCTGGACGCTGTTTTATCTGCGTGTTAAACGCATCTAAAGTTAAAGGATTTGTTCCGTCACCTTGAATTGCTTTTGTGATGGTGCTACCCAACCCAGTCGTCGCAGCAAGATCAATCGTGCTTGGGTCAACTTCTAGCAAGTTAGATGCCGAGTTAATGTATGGGCTAGCTAATGCTTGGACGGTTTGGCCTTCGGCTATTCTGCTGGCAAATGGCTTATACATTGCCATTGCTTGGTTCTTAATATATTCTTGTTCTTTCTGAATATTTGTTGTTCCAGAAAGAATTGACTGAGCAGCGTTTGTAAAGTAATCTGCTCCAGCAGGACCAGTTGCACCATTTAGATTTGGATTAAGGTATTGGCTGGCTACACCCATTGTTGCCGCATAACTCTTTAAAGCGTTGACATTGTCCGCAAGTGATCCACCAAGAACTAGACCAGTAGATCCAGCGACACCACCAATGCCAACTGGCTTAGCAGTTCCAGCAATAATGCCGTGGGATGCGATGTAATTCTGTAGCAATTCTGCTGGGGCTTGGCTATTAAAGTGCTGTGCAAGGAATTCTGCTACTGGGCTTGTTGAATCTTGTATTGATCCAACTTGATCTGGGGTAATCTCCCCGCCAAATGAAGAAATATCAATACCCATGCTTTGGGCAGTTCGCTTCATTGTGTTAAGCAAATTATTGTATTGTTCGGCGTAGGCTCCCTTATCGGTTGCCTTTGCTACAGCATAATCACGTTGAGATGCAAGATGTGAATTAAACCAAGAACTATCTTGATAAGCTTGGCTTAACTTATCTGCCGACCAACCCTCTGCAAATGCTTTGCTGAGAAGGCCACTAAGTTCTGGCACTGAATTAAAGAAAGCAGATGAAGTTTTGTATTTAGCAAAAAACTCAGCCTTGGCGGCTTCGGCATCTGATTGTTTTTTTGCTTGTGCGGCGGCTGCTTTTGCAGCAGCTGCTTTAGCAGCGGCAGCCTTTGCTGCGGCAGTTTGTTTAGAATCAGCCACTATAACCACCTCTGAACTTGTCATTAACGCTAGTAATGGCGTTTAGATACTGTGTTCCCGCTTTGTATTCTTTAGCTCCAGCGGTACCTTGGATAAGGTTTGTTAAAAATGCCTGTTCGTTAACACCAGCTGTAAGTTGAGTACCAGAAACTGTGGCTCTTTTACCAGACTGTTGGTATGTGGTTTCACCTGAGTATGTTCCAGGATTGGCTTTTTCGGCAGCAAGTAATTCCTGACCATATTTTTGGATTTCTTCAGGAGTTGCGTAACGACCAACAAGAGATTGAAATAATCCGTTGATTGTTGATGCTAGGTCTGGTGCAGAAGTTTGAGTAAGGTAAGTAGTATTTGTGGTTGTAGGAATAGCATATGGGTTATTTCCGCCACCAGTTAAACCAGCAAGCGCTTGTGCAAATGCGCTATTGCCAGTTGTGCCAGTGCCTGTGGTGCCAGTTCCAGTTTTTGTACCAGCCAATCCAGCGCTTGTTTTTCCCATTATGACACTCTCCTAAATACGCCGTTAATGACATTTGAAAGATTTGGATTGTTTGTCATTTCCGAATCCAAATAATTATTCCAAGCATCTTGAATTAAATATCCAATGCTTGTAAGTTTTGTGCCTTTGATCTGCTGGCTAATTGCCGCATGGTAATCATTGTAACTAGCAAGCAAATTTGCAACACCTTTTGCTTGATCTGTATTGCCAAGTTTGCCAGCGCTTTGAAGACTCTGGAAATCCTTAAGGGCATTTTGAGCATCTACAGTTTTGGTTGGATCTTTGTAACTGGCCCACCAAATTGGATTTTGCTGAGCATAATCCTCTGTTACAGTTTTCCAAGCCTGTGAAATTTGGCCAAGGGCGGTAATATTATTTGTTGCTTTTGCCTGCTTAATGGCATCTTGGTAATCCTTGAAGTCTTGCCCAAGATCAACCCAGCCCTTTGCAACATAAACAGAATTCATAAATTCTGCTGGTGTTTGCTTAGCACGAAGGTGCATAGTCAACAGCTTGTTCTCAATTGACTGAATATCGCCACCAGTTGTGTTCTGGGGGATTAAATAAGCAGCACCATTTGGGTTTGACTTAATAATGTCATCATGCTCAGAAAGCCATTTGATGGTTGTATCAGAAAGCGGAATTGTTGCTCCGTTTTCTTTGGTCTTGGAAAAACCTGCTGTGTAAGAAATTGCTTGGTCGCCATGCTCAGATAGGAATTTATTCTGGGCTTCGGCTAAAGTCATGCCTGCTTTAAGGTGGCTTTGGTATTCATCTCGCAAAGATTGCAGATTTTTATTGTAATCCATGTTAGATACATTTGGAGCCAATGGCAAGAAGAACGAAAGGATGCCCTGAATAAACAGGTTTGTCTTGGCATTATTTTCAACTTTGTCAAGAATTTGCTGTTGCTGGGCAGGTGGCAATAATGGGAATTTATCATCAATAATTCCATGATAATGCGCACTAGCCATTGCAATAAGGGTGGCATTATGAACTGCATTTACACGCTGATCCATTGTCATACCATTGTAAAAATCTCTAATGCTTGAGTTGGGAAGAACTGTATCAAGCCAGCTTGTTGCTGGAAAACCACCAGAAGCAACATTGGATACTTTTTCCATCCAAGGGAAACGCTTACCAAGTTCTGACAATGCAATATGTGCCATTGGAGAAACGCTTGGAACTTTAACTTCTGGAAGAACTGTTGCCAAAGATGCAGTGTTTCCAATGACGGATTCTGGCATACCTGAATATGAATTTAAGCCAATGGCTTGAGAACCACGGAGAAGGGCATTGCCAAGTTCGCCAATAAGCGGATAAACAATGTATTGCTTACCAGTTGAATCCGTATGAACAAATCCAGGATTATTCATGCCCTGCTGGATCATCTGGAAATCTCTGAATGTACGGATAGCACGACCATCTTGTAGTCCAAGGCGACCAATACGCTTAAGCGCCTGCTCTTGAGCAAAGTAGAATGGGAACAAGTTACGGCTCATTGTTGCCCACTGGCTGCGAAGTGCAGGGTTGTGGATCAATGGAACCATAGCGACTGTTGCCTTCTGGCCTGCTAGACGCAATGCCTCATCTTCAGTAATTGCACCTGAATCAAGAAGTGGCTTAAGATCGCGGAAGTTCTCATAAAGGTAATGAGCAAAAATTGGCTCACGAGAAATATGGTCAATGATTGGATTGATTGTAGTGCGGTATCCAATATCAAGAACTTTGTCCATTGAATTTGCCCAGTTTGGCTTATGAGACTTTCCAAGGATAGCAAATGGGCTATCTGTAGTTGGAATGTTCTTTAGCGTTGTTTCGTAAGTGCGCTCGCCATTCTTAATGTTATTGATAAGATCTTCATGGATCTTTCCTGAAGCACCTTCAACTAAACCACGGAATGATGATACAACTTCATTAGCATATGAGGCAGGGTCGCCTTTGGATAGACCAACCATTGTTGGGCGAAGATCTGCGTACTGCTTAGTATCTTCAACATGGGCTTGGAATGAAGCCTTGACCTGTCCCCATTTTTCGTCATTGGAAAGGCTTGACCATTGTGGTGACTTTGACAGTCTCTGCCAGTCTGCTGCAATATCCTGAGCCATCTGCTCATTGCGCAACTTAGATAGGTTCTGTGCCCAGTACATATGGTAGTGAGGATTTGTACCAGTAAGGCTTGCAATTTCTTCAGTTGGCTTGGCTGTGTGGCCCATCAACTGTGAAAGAATATCTACACGGTCATCAGCATTGTTCTTAAATGACTTGCCATGATCTGATGCAACGCCTGCTGGAATACCTACATGGCCCATCAATTGCTGGTATTTGGTAACAACATCTAACTTATCAGCTGCTACATAAGGAGCAATCTTGCTGTTGATAAATCCAACTGGGCTGATGCGATTACGCAAACCACGAATATCTGTAGCCAACTCATTGGCTCGTTCTGTGGCGCTAAGGCTCTTATAGATTTCCGCCTTTTGCTGAATAAGTTTTGTTACAGCATTGTCAACTACTGGCTTGCCAGAAAGCAATGCAGCATGGTCTTCACTGGTAAGCGCTTGAGCAGCAGAATCTGCATAACGAAGAATTGTATTATTATCCAGCTTATGCAAGATGTTGTACTTTGCTGCGCTTTGAGCTACTTGGCTTTGAAGATAATCGCCTAGGCCAGCACGAATGATCTGGTGTAGTGCCTCAGATGAGGCTACGCGCATACCAAAACCTGTTGAGAAAAGGGTGAGCGGAGCAAAGATTTTATCAGTATAAAAAGTAAATCCATCATCCAGCTTCTGGTAAAGAAGGCTGTGAATTGTAGACTGGCGCATAGCGCTGCGCAATTCCTTGAAGTCAATAAATGCGTTGCTACCACGTTGCCAAGACCAAAGGGCTACAGGCTGCTTGCCACCGTCTTTCATGTCTACATAACCGCGTGGTGCGCCAGATTCATCATGGCCATAAGCAGCAGCTGTTAATTCACCATTGTCAGTTGCGCGTTGAGCCTGCGACATGACTCTTTGAACAATTGCATCATTCTCTGAAAGGCCAGCATTTTTAACAACTTCTTTGACAAGATTGCCGTACATCTCTTGCTTAGCTGCAAGATTTGGCTCAAGCATGATTTTTGCTGTATGCTCAAGAGCGAGATCATGTGGCATAGCATAGTAAGCCATGTTGTAAATTTGTGTGCCAAGGTTTGGGTCATCCCAAGTAAAGTTCTTGCCTGACTGCTCAAGAGTCTTAGCATTGATAGACAAAGCTTTGTAGCCAGTAAAAGTGCGAACCTTAGCGGCAAGTCCATTAAGGGCTGCTTCTTTAGCACCTGAAATGTCAAACATGCCGAGTTTGCCAAGAACAGTTGGCAATGCTCCTTGAAGCATTTGCTTTTTAATTGTTCCATCTGCATTAAGAAGTGGGTTGCCTGCTTCATCTACTACTGTAGATGTCTTAGGCAAAAGCAAGTTGCGTTCCTCATTGAGCGACGTGCCAGATTGACGAATAGCCTTTAGGCCCTTATCAACAAATGCACGAGCAGCAGTCTGAGTAGGAAGAATTAAAGTTGTGCGTGGGGCGGAATCTGCCGCAACAAGTTCTGCTGAGTAAAGGCTTTTACCCATTTCATTAAGAACCTGTGGGGCTGTAGTTGCCTTTGCAAGTTTATCAGCTTCATAGGCTGTGAACTGGCTTCGTGGAAACAACCGTTGAATTTCAACTGGGTTTGATGTCTCAGCAATGGTATTAACGGCACGACGAAATGCAGTGTTAAGTGGATTGTCATAGGCATCAAGAACCTGTGAACCGCTATAAGCCTTACCTGAGTAAGAAACCATGAAGTCGTTAATGGACTTTGATTGTGCAGCAATAGGCAATGTTGCCTTGATCTGCATTGGCTTTCCAGACTCATCAAATAATGTCTTGCCAGTGTCGTCCACTGCCGCACCGACATATTTGCCTGTCTTGAGGGCAGCGTTTAACTGTCCACCCTTGACAAGTGGATCTGCACCAAAATCAAATACAGCATCGGCTACGCCTGAGATAGTTTGACCAAATCCATGCTGGGTATCTTTCAATGCCGAGAAGCCGGGGACTTGTCCAAGAGCATTAGAAAGATCTCGCCCAGGCGAAACTAAATAATTTGGATCCTGCGATTTAGCAACTGAATCTTTAAAATTTGGAATAATCTTTGCAAGGTTGCGTTCTCCTGCTGCGGCAGCATCTGCCCCAGCAACTGCACCTAAAGGTCCAGCAGTTAAGAATCCAGCGGTTGCGCCACCTGCGACGCCAAGGGTGGCTAGTACACCCTGCCATACAGAATGGTCAGTGTAAACGCTATGAAGAAACTTATAGTCTTTTTGAATTTCTTGCAAAGGCTTATTAGCCCATTGCATAACAGTGCTAACACCAGGAAGTTTGCTTAAACCTTGTGTTACAACACCTGCGGCTTTAGTAGCGCCGCCGAGAATATTAGCCCATGTTGATTCAGAATTATATTGTTGCTGATGGTCGGCAAGTGCCTGTGCATGGGCAGCAATAGTTTGCGAGGCAGCCAATGTCAAAGCCGTATCTGCGCTACCTGATGCAATCGCTGCGGCTCCAATTTGTGGAGACTTCTGCATAAGTTCAGGGTGATTTTTTGCCATAGCATTGGCAAGCTCCACCGTAGGCGAAGTATTGTTTGATGGCATAATGTTTGGATTAGCCATAAATTACTGTCCTAAAATTGATGCGAGTCGCTTAAGTTCTGGGGAAGCATCTGGGTGCATTGCAAGTGTTTGTACTGCTTGTTTGGCAGACGCGCCATTGCCCATCTGCATTTGATTCATCCCAATTGCGGCCAAGCCTGCTCCAGCACCCATTGCTGCACCTGTTGTGACAGGTTCATTAGGGCGTTGTGTACCCGCTGTAAGCGGGACTATTGGTTGTTGTAGCTGTGGTGCGGCTTGCTCACTTGCTTGCTGTGGCTGCATAGAAGATGCAGGGGCAGGGGCAGGTGGGTTGTTGGTCTTGGCCATTGGTGCAGAAGCCTGCATATCCATTAGCGCTTGTGCGTCTCCGTAATTAGGCATACCTGCCACATAACGAAGTGCTTGCTTTGATGCTGGTCCGCCATCGGTTCTGCGCGATAGTGCGCCTGGGCCTGATGTCATTGCTGGCTTTTCTGCCTGTGGCATGACTTACTCCCCTTCTTGTAATGTCTCAATGGTTCGGGCTGCATACTCGTGGAACGATTTTTTGTCATCCACGAAACTTGCTTGGTGTTCAAACATCTGAGTCAAGATGTCAAACCCGCTTGCTATATCAATTAAAATTGCTGCTGTTGTATCAGCGAGCAGGGCAAAGAAATCCCACTTAGTTACTTGCGTAGGAACTCTGCCCTGATCGTCAGACATTTAATTACTTACCGCGTGGCTTTCCAGCAGTTGTGCCAGTACCCTTTGTGCCTGAAGGCTGCTTTGAGTAAAGGACTGTTGATGAGCCTGTTGACTCTGGACCCTTTTTAGCCTGGATCTTTGTCTTCTGTGTGACAGCTTCGGATGAACCCATGCTGCCCTGGTTCTTTGGTGAAGGAACCTTTGTAGTCAATGATGACTTCATTGTTGCCATTTGTATCTCCTATAGGGGTTTGTTTGATCGCCAGAAACGTTAGGCTGGCGACCTTCTGGAAACAGATGCGCTAAGCGCTGGCTGTCCAGAAGATGAAAGTCCTGCTAATAGATTCTGCAATGCAGAACCACCTTGTGCGCCACCTTGCGGTGCAGCAGGCATGCCTTGCGGTGTAGGTGCCCCAGAAGGAACCTGTCCAGGGGCTTCAGCCTCACCTGCGGTAGCTTCTTCTGGGGATACTGGAGCGGGTGCAAATGCTTGTGCAATAACATCTTCAATGTTATCTCCAGCCATGCGTCCCTTAATTGCTGCTGCAATTGCTGTAATTGCCTTTGAAGGATCTTGTCCTTGTGCAGCCATTGATGGAATTGCTTGAGCGTATGCTGCAACGGATTGCATCAACGCATCGCGTAATTCTTCTACTTCAACTCGCTCTTCTTCCATGGTGACGTTCATCTCCCATGGCATCTGACGACGCAAGAAGTCGCGTGAGATTAACTTATCTCCACGAGC